ACCTGGACCTGGACCTGGGCCTGGAGCTGGCGCGGGTGCGGGTGCGGGTGGTGGCGCCGTTGTTGGTGGAAGTGTTGTATCGCTTATCGTTATTTCTCCACCATAAATGGTAGTTGCTGTGAAGTCTAGAGTGAGTAATCTAGAATCCCCTGGAACATACCCGAATTTAAAAAGGACAATGCCGGTAACGCCGTCAGTATCAAGTATGTACGATTTTAACTGTGATTCAATTAATTGCAGATCCGGGATACGCTGACCAAGCACAGTATTAAAATCAAAACCATACGTGTTATCAAGCACCCATTCACCTTTAAAAACCATAAGTCTGTTTTCTAAATTTCTGGCTATTACTTCAATGTCATTAATTAACTGAAGTCTACCCCCACTAACAACAAGGTCATGCGTTGCTTTATCGAGCTTGAATGAAAATATAGACATTATGGGCAAGCTCCGGGTGGTGATGTAGGTATCGGTGTTCCTGGTCCTGGTGAATAACAATGACCATGTGTCGATAGCTCTGTAGTGCTTAATGGTACCGCTGCCATTGCGGTTACTTCGCCATCTGCGGTTAACTCACCTGTTGTTGTTGTATCCCCGTTAATTTCAAGATCACCATTTATTCGAACAACGCCATCCGTTATTTCAATTTCAGTCCCTTTATTTGACATAAGCAAAGTGCCTGTTTTGACCGGCACTCTATTTGGTGTGCTAATTGGTGTAGGGAAAAACATGCCATCAGATAGATCATGCATGCGTAGCGCGTTTGGTGGCCCACCTTCACTGTTTTCCATAAACTTACTAATATCTCTTTCAGCAAATAAAGCCAATCCTTCATCACCAACATTAACTGGAAAAGAAATTGTAATGTCAGAATTACCTTGGAATAAAACCGGCATCTGTGTAACCGGTGGTAGGGCTTTGTTTGAACCATCGCTATATGAAGCGTGTATTAATAACTCAACATCAACGGTACCATTCTCTCTAACTTTTCTGATTTTGCACGGATGCACAGTACGTAAATCAACTAAAGCATTTTTAATCGATTGGCGCATTACAGATTCTAAAGAATAGACATCTTTGTTTTCTGACATTTAAGCTGCCACCGTGGTTATGTTGTTAGTTAATCCGCGTATCTCTGTGTACCATACATCAGAATGAGTATCACCGCTGTGCTTAATGTTTATTGCGCTTTGCCTGCCGCCCCTTTGTCGTCTGGCCTCAACGAAAGGTGTAGCCGCTTGTACAATGGTTAAAAAAGAACTTTGCACTGTAAATAAATCGGTTGGGTGTAAGCGAGGCTCTAATAAGGTTTTAATATCCAATCCTACTTCTGTTAGTATTGGAACATCCAACAAACCTGTTTCACTACTAATTTCAAACACTTGTCTATTTGTTTGCAAACGCGGTTTGTTGTCGTATGCATAGAATCGATCATTAAAAACATGCCAGGTTATATCGTAATCATTTGCAATTTTATTTATTGCATCGATTAATCTCATGGAAATAGAGACAGAACCTAATATTGGTTTTGCTTGAATTGAAATCTCCGCAATTTCTAAATCGGTATCCACCAGTAAATCCCTAAATATTTCCTCAACAGATTTGGGGTTATCTAATACTTTGTTGATATTGGTATTCCTAAAACTTTGATCGCTTGTTCCACTTACTAAAGTTGTGATTATATCGACATCATTTCGAACGCTTGAAATATTTCTTATTTCACCGCTAAAAATTATAGGAAGATCGTTTTCATATCCAGCTCTTAGAACTATTTTTTCACCAGGCAGCAAAACGTCATTGATCGTTGTTTTGCTTAAGTTATATAAATTAATCTCACACAAAGGAATAAAGCCACCAACAGAGTATTCAACAAAAAAACGCATACGCAAATCAGTGATTCTTTTGTCATCACCTATTCTTAATTCGTACTTTCGGTTAAATTTTATAGCCATTATTCATTCCTGGTATGCGCCAAGGCCTCAGAAGTATTTTTAAGCATACGCTCAAGCTCTCTAACAATAGCCTGGCTTGCCGCGTTTGGATCATCGCTGGTAACATTAAAGTTACTGTCCATATTATAATTATTGGTCACCATTGAGCTGCCGCCGCTACCAGCAGCGCTAGTTCCTTCTAACGCAAAATTTCCAGGTGTCTTCGTTCCAAATAAATCTGTTATAAAATTCTCAGCTTCAAATAATGCTTTAAACATACTTTGTCCGGCGCTGGACTCACCTAATAAATTTTGTTGTTTTGTTAAACCTTCTTTAAGCGGAGAAAAATCCCCGGTTACTATGCTAGTAATATCTTTTATGGTTGCCGCTAAATTTTCAGGCAGAGATATAGCGTTGATAACTTTATTGAATAACGGTAATACTTTGCTTGACATGTGGTTGAAACCATTTGTAATTGCTTGGATGGTATCAACCCATAATTTTCTAAACTCTAAAATAGGTTGTGGATCAAAAGTAAACTCATTATCTTTAAATGCCTTTCCTATATCCCTTCCTGCCAATTCTAATAATAAATCACGAAAGGGTGATAGATGAGCAATTCCGCGCTTGGATTCATCGTCAAGTTTATTGAATGAGGAAACTATTTTTTCAAGTGCTTCATCGGTTTTTAGGTTTTGAATTTCTTCAATACCAATTCCTAATTGAGATAGAAACAATAAAAACTGTTCGTCAACACCAATACCAGTTTTTAATGCATCTTTTAATTTAACTATCTCCCCAAGAGCGCCGGTAAATTTAGCTGGATCAATTGCTAAATCTTCGGCTGCGCGCTCAATAGCTCCAAGTTTTAAAAAAGCTACATCCAAAACATTTGCTTGATTCATTGTTTTAGCTGTGGCGTCAGCTGTCTTTTTGGTAAGATACGCCAATGCTGTTGCGGCACCAATTGCACCAAGAACAACTTTTTTCATTAGACGGCTTGTTTCTTCAACGCTTGCGTTGTATTCGTCAATAGTTTCTTGATCTACATCGTAGCCAAGTCTTACGAATAAAGAATCCAATATACCCATTATTGACCTACCCTATAAACAGTTCTACCGCCGATTGCATCATCTAAAATTGTGCTGTGATATGTATCCATATCCATATAAACTAAAAGTAAATCACTACCAAGATTAACCGCGTCTGCTTCGAGTCCAGTAATACTTGTTACGTTTAATAACACAAGCGCCTGCAAATCCAAATATCCATGAGCGTTCAACATATCAGTTCCCTGGTTCATTGTGATGCTGTATGCCTGCCTATTTAATGTTTGGTTATCAATATTCAACATCCATCGATTAGCTGATAAATTGTACGCCATAAAAAAACGAACCTGATAGTCTTCAATAACAATGTCACGATAATTGATTACACTATCAATAGGAACGTTTGTGATTATAGTTACCATTATTGTCCGCCCTGAGCTAATTTGTTTGTGATATTTAGACCGGCTTCAGATAATTCCCAATCACCATTGTTGTTATATTCACTATACGCATTAGCTTGGTCTGGTTCATTGATGTTTTCATTGTTTATTGCTGTTGGTTGAGCGCTATCAACTACAATAACTTCGTGAAAGTTTGCTGTAAAAAATACAGCTCTTGATGTATCTTTGTCTTGCTCAACAACGATTGATTGGAAAACTAAAAATTCATAACGTTTAAGTTTTGTTTGTAGAGTAATAAATTCATGTTTTTTTAATAACTCAACTAGTTGAGTGTAATATTGCTGTGATCTTGTTTGTCCTTTAGGTTCCGATGCTCCAAAATACCCGCTTACTTGGTCTACAGCACCGCCGATATTATTTATGGTGTTTGTGAAAGCAGCAATACCTAAAGGCGTATCACTAACAACACCTTCCAATATAATAGTGCTTGGAACAGTAATTATATGGTCGGAAATATCAACACCGCTTTCTACCGGATTTTGTGTAACGCGAACTTCAACATTAGTGCGTTCGGAAATAATTCCATCGACTAAAATGCCGTTAATATCACGTTTTGTTCTGACTAAGATTCTTTCGAAAGCCACGTGCTTTATCCCTTTGTTCTTTTCTTCGAATTAACTCATCTTTGTAATCCAAAATCTCATGAAAATCCATTAAATCATTTATGCTGTATGTACTATTTTCTAAATCTTTAATAGAGCATATTGGTGGGTCAGATAAAACAGGTCTCCATAATGCTTGGTTTATGTTGGGGATATACTTTTCAGTTGAGTTTTTTTGACCGGTTTCTTGATATCTCCTAATAAGCCGGTCACGCCTGCTAAAAAACTTTCGTATTCCTTTTTTATAACCCAATAAAACAATGTGTATAAACCAACTAAATCACCACTAAATTGATTGTCAACATCAATTCGATCTTGACCGACTTGAACGGTACTTACGGTATCAGTAATAAGAGTTGATATTTCATCGGCATTATTTTCAGTTAATATTTTCAAAATCGCATCAGTAAATATTAGAGTTTGAGCCTCATCATTTTTACCAATACCCTCCAATAATAGTGGAATAGTAGAACCAAACACTTTAGTCAATCTCAATTTTAAATTAAGAGATTTGCTTGCTGGTAATTGAGTGTAATTATACTCAACACCATTTAATGTTGTTTTAAAGTTCTCGCATGACATAAAGCCACCTATTAAAAAGTTGTGGGCTGTGCAATTGCTCGCACAATATCCATAATCCCATGTTGTAAGTTGGTTCTTCCAATCGCTAACCACCGCTTATCAATGCCATCATAACTTGATAATTCATCAATCAATTTTCCAAGAATTTCACCTTGAGATTTAATCTTATTCATTAAATCAATTTCTTCCTGCGTTAATTCACGATATCCTTTAATTTTTTGATGCTGGTTGTCCATTACGCGGCCACCCCAAGATTAGCGATATCTAGACGTTCCATAACAAACGTCCATTCAACAGCTTGCATTTGTTGACCAAATTGGATGGACGCGGGATTCATCAAAAAACCCTGCGTACCACTGGTTAGTTCGCCTCCCTGAGTATTGCTAACTTGCACAAATGAAGGTGTAAACAAACCGTTTTCTTGGGCCGCAATTATACCTGACAAAAGACCATTACTTTCACTATTTTGCATAAGCTGGATAACGATTGTACCCGAGTGATCTTCGCTCAAAGAAACGGTCATAATTCCATCGACACCCATAGATGAAAATGCGCTATCATTTAATCGTTCACACACAATTACATCATCCCCTTCAGGAAAGCCGGACAATGTAAAACCATTAACTACAGCAACAACATTTCTAAAACCGTAAGATTTCATAACCTATTCTCCTTTATCTTTCAAGTACGCCTCTTATTTCTATAAAGTGAGTTGCGCCAGCAAGTAACGCAACAAATATAATTGGTGGGGCAACTCGATTTTGCTTGTCATCAGCAGATAAATCAGCAACGCTACCAACAGTTACTTTGTAACCATTTGCCAGAAACTCACCTTCGCTTGTATTGCCTGCCGCAATTAAGCCGTTTCTTCTCGCGGAATCAAGAACTCTTATAATTTGCTGAAGTGTTGACGCAGATCCGGCGTCGGTTAGTGGTACTTTTGTTGTTCGTGTTAATAAGTAAACAAAAGCTGTGTAACCAAGCTCACCAACTAGCCAATCAACACCGTGGCGCTCATCAAAGAATAGTTGAGAAGACATATATCCTTCGGCATACATATCTGCACCGCCTACTGTTATATAAGCATTCCCACGTTTTTGATCTAGAGCCGATTTTTGACCGCTAGATAAAGTCTCAGCGGTGATTCCTGCAAATGCTTTAAATTTTAAAGTTATAACGCTTTCTGGTGCATTGAAATCTACAGTGAACGCTTTTCCTAATACTGCAGCATCCAAGTATTCATCTAGCTTGCTACTGTAATTGGCTATCGTCCTGGTAAAACCGCTTCCATTAAGTCTTGCGATTATATTGTCTTCATTATTCAAAACAATTGAATTTGGATTGTGTGAAACGGTTGCAAATGTTTTATTATTAGCTTCAGCCCATGCCGAAATATCTTCAATGAGCTGGGAGTCTCTTTCAGTTTTAAGTAATAAAATACCATACCAGTTTTGATCAAACTGATCGGCAGATATTAATGCATCTAAAGCAGTTTCAGGTCCGTGACCAAGATCAATCTGACCACCTTGAGTGGATTCTGTTTGCATTAATGGGCTTATATCGGTACCAGTTAAACCGGCTGTTGTGAAAGTTATGCTTGCACCAACATCACCGGATGTAAAAATAAATCGGTTTGCTTGAGCATCAAATGTAACTGTTGCTACGGTAAAGCCCGAGCTTGCGTCGGCAGATTGTAATGCTGTTTCTATTTGGACGGCAACATCGCTCATACTTAATGCTGTTGAAAAATCTACCGGACCAACGTCACCAGCTACCCCGCTTATAGTTATACTAAAATAACCATCATTAATTGCTTGCCACACGTTAATTGAGTTATCAACTGATGTTCCACTGTATAGGATTGCTTTTGTTGGTGATAAAAACTGAGCAATAATTGCGGCTGTGTCTGGAGATGGACTTTGTGAGAAATATGTTTGAGCTGAAATATAAACTTCAGTTTCAATTGAATATAACGCTGCTACCTCGGTTAAAGAATTAAAGTATGTAATTCTGTCTGTCGGAGTTACATTCCCCAATAATAATTCACTTGAGACTATGGCAGCAATGCCATAACCAGTTTTGGGTGGTGCGGCTGGTGTAATTGATACACTTACATCAACAATACTACTAATAGGTAAACTCATGGTATGACTCCTTAACTATAGTTAAGATGGATGGTAATGTTTCCGCAGATAGGTTCATAATACATTCATTCTTCTAAGTAGAATATTCATAAACTTCATCTGAACCGCTGTCAGAAACAAGAACCCTTAATCCATCCGATCTAAACGTCATGCTAGGTTCGTAGGATGGCGGTGAAGTTAGCGCTGTTACACCGTTATAAACAGCACCACTAGGACTATATATTTTACCAGGAATACTTAAATCAAATTCAGCAATCAATCCCTCACCATCAAAATCTCTTAGCCCACTAACAAATAATTTAAGCTGGTCATTTTGTCTTATATAGCAGCTGATTGGGTAATCAACTATATTACCAATCGCTGTATTTAAAGAACCGACGAAAACACCTGTATCTATTTCACCAGGAACAGTTAAATTATATTGAAATATAGATTGCGCAGGATAATTTTCTGTTACATAACATTTAGAGTAATCATTAGAAAGAAATAATCCGTCCGGTCTGGTTATACCTTGTGGCGTTAGATCAAGTACTTTTGATGTAAAAACTCCAGAGTTGATTTCGCCGCCAACCATACTGTATTGATGAATTTGTCTTTTACCTTCAGATGTTCCAGCCAACCAAAAACCGGACCCATCTAATTTAATAAATAATCCGCGAGTTGGAAATACCGCTGGCGTAGGATCGAAAGAATTTCCAGAAAAACTTGATGAGCTTGGTAGCCAAGCTACATTTAAATTAAACTGTCTAATTGGGTTTGAAAAATTTGAATCAGAAGTATAGAATTTAGTTCCGTCGCCAATCCAAGATAAACAATGAAATCCAGAAACAGCCCCAACATTATAATTATCCCCAGTATACGTTAAACTAGTAACATCGAATGGCGGTGATCCTAGCGGAGTATCATCTATTAAAACAGACTCAACGCCTGCGGCTGTATCTGTAGTAATTCTTTGTTCGTATATAGTTGGACCAATGTATACATCTTCAATCTTTCCGCTTAAATTATGTATCTCACCTTTAATTCGCGTAGATTTAGCCGCTAAAACTTTCTCATCAGATTCCGTTATTAGTGCTTGCATAGTAACTTCCATACGTGTTCGGTTTTCATATTCGGCGTTGATGATACATACGATATTAACAATAGATGTTCGGGACACCAAGCTAACACCTTCTTCATTCCAAAACTCAAGAACATCATTGCGAACCAATCCTTTTGAGAATAAAGAAATATTCGTTAATGCGTCACCCCTAAAAAACTTTACGCCAATAGTAATGTTATAAAGTGTATCGTGTTTTCTGTCTAAATCTCCATCAATTGCGTTTATATCTGATTCTTCACCCCATCCTACCTGCTCCATATTGTTTATACCGATGGTTGCGTATTCACCAATAGGGCGAGGTGAATTAGGCCATTCAAATATGGACTCAGGCACTAAATTAAGAAAAAGAACTGTGCGTCGTAATACGTCAGAAACATTATTTGGCGTCATATATGCGCATCTTCTATATGTTCGTTTAAATTATGAAACTATCCTGAAATCCTAACTTCATTTACACCCATAACTTTTTCGTAAGGTTCGGTAATTAAAGCCTGCATAGTCACATCCATTTGCGCCCGATCTTCGAACTGAGAATCAAATACTTTTGTTAAATCGCGTGTATCAGATCGATCAACCAAACTAATACCTTCGTTATTCCATAACTCAATAACATCTTGTCGGATTAATCCTTTAGAAAATAATGAAGCGTTTAACATAGAGTCTGGACGATAAAAATTAACACCTATAAATACATTGTAAAGCGTGTCGTGCCACCTATCCAAATCGCCGTCATCGGCGTTAGTATCATGATACTCACCCCACCCTACCTGAATGGTGGTGATAATTCCCACCGAAGCGTATGGGGTAACTGGTCTTGGTGTATTTGGCCATTCAAAAATAACTTCTGATAATGGCGTTGTCATCAAAACGGTTTGCCTTAACAAATTACTTACATAAAAAGGGGTCATTATTTCAACTCCTTAAAAAAAGCTGCAGTAAAACCGGCGTGCGACCAATCATTAAATGTTAATAATTTGTAACGTCTATCGTTTAAAATAATCTGATCTGATCGACGTTTACCTTCTACACCATATTCAAACGTTCCGTTCCAATAAACCTTATAAACACCTTGTGGCGTTTCTCCTTCAGGCAATAACCTATAGTCACTCTCTTTTATGGGTTGCCAAGAGACATAAATAATTGTTTTTGTCTCACCACCTTCCACCCATAACCCATCAAGATAAGATCCGTCAGCGTTAACTCTGGATAACGTCACCGGTATTGAGAATGTTTTAGGTATTTTTACCTTAATCATTATCGTTAACCAACCCAATGACTGCTTGACGCATCGCGCCGGTATCAATTAATGGGTTATCATCACCTTTTAATGCAATTGTTAATGGGGCATTAGGCGGATCGTAAAGATCTGTGATATATTCTTGAACTTGACCTTGCCCCCATAATGCAACTTGACCGGCTCCATCCTCTATACTCAACCCAACTGATATATTTTCAGCGTTTATATTTAGTGTCCGTATAATTCTTGACCGACTAGCTTGAATCCATGCGCGCAAAAAAGAACGCTGCGGTATCGGTGGAGAATTTTCTGGAGCGCCAAATTCATGGACAGCACCCAATTGCGCCATCGTCACCCCAGCATCGGGATGTGTTATATCATCAGGTAATCCAATATCAATCACGCGATTACCTAATCCACTGTAATCCTGTACGTTACGATCACCACCGTTTCTTATTAACCTATTGGCCGATCTTGCAGACATATTAAGGCGCCACCAATCCGCCAACAAAACATTTTTTTCGAAGACGTAAAAACTGAACGCCATAAGGTGTGGATTTAAACCATATATCGGAGTATGTGCTTTTTGATGGTAAACCGGAATCACGTGATTCCGATACACCATCAACAGACTTACTGGTTAACATACCAATTCCATCATCCATCCCTTCCGGGTTGAATGATGATTTGGTAAGAGCGTGCGCCGTGTAGTTAAATTGAATAAGATGAGCTATAGATGGACATCTATCTAAATTTATTTCTGCTTCAGCATCATCCAAGTAACGCTGAATAATTGTTTTATCAGTTATTGTGCTGAATTCAGGAAATCGATTTAAAAAATCATCTATAGAATGAGACATCGTTTTTTACCTTATTAACCTTTGTTCGCTATTTTTTGCAATTCATCTTCTGTAAGATCATCTTTCATTTTATCAACGACAGTACCCACAGGAATGGATTCACGTTGTGCCTTTACACCCTCAGTTAATTCCCCATTATCAAGCATTTTTTTACATAAATTCGTTTTTTTAACAACCTTCCAATCATCTGTTGTTACTTTTGTTAAAATACCTGGTGATAAGATAATACGTCGAATTGATTTATCACTACCAACTATAGGAAATGTTACTAATCGGCTACTACTGTTTAAAAGATTTGGCATGATATCTCCCTTATTTAGTTATGGTTTTAAAAAAATACCGGGCCTTGGAAGCCCGGTTAATAGCGAGAACATATTTTAGATACCGTCTAATTCAATAGCTGATAATGGATAGTACATATTAACACCAGCTGTCTTACCCCATGCTGGTACTAATAACTCCAAACCACGTTCTTGTGGTGGCAAAAATTCCAACTCTTTTACAATTTCGAGTTGCAATTTGTCTGGATCGTTTGTGTACAAATAAGCGCTTCGAGAACCAGTGGCACCAACAGACAATTCATTAACGGGTCTAATGCTATTCAAACCAGCAACATTTTTCATTATGAATTGCAGAATGGTGGTATCACTTACGTTTGATCGAGGCGTACCATTAATGTGGTTGAATTCCTGTACTGGAACCAATAAGTCAGCTGGGTGTTCTTTTAACCGTGTCGTTTCAAGGACGGTACCCATTAAGCTATTAATATCCAGTATGATTTCATCTGCGGTGCCACCGAGCCATCCACCGGTTGTTACTGATGAAACCGAAGGTATGTTTGCATTACTTAAGAAGCCAGGCAAACCAGATACCGCGTCACCATTCCAAGCAACATCATCAACCTTTTCTTCCCACGCGCGTTGTACAGCATTTGCACGACGTTGATCAAGCGGCAATCCTGTCATTTGTGCTTTCAATATTTCATCTCGGTTATAACCAAAAGATGAACCGATAGCGCGGACAGGAATAATCACTTCTTTCGCTGTGATGTCAGCGCGTGGTAAGTCATGGGCATAGGCCGCAATAATTTTTGCCATACCAATCATGTCATACACGCGATAGGTGATAGTATCAGACCCTTCTGGAGCGTCATTTGATACCGGGAATACCTCACGTGCGATCAGGTCTTGATATACAACATCGTACGATTTGGCCTTAATGAACTCAAGCTGACGAGCAAAAAATGCTACGCCGTCAGCGTCAAGTATTGTTACGTTTTGGAATTTCATTTTTGCTTCTCCAATATTAAATAGTCGAATTACATTATTACGATGGGGTGTTAAGACGCAGCAAACCCAATTCACCAGCGGCGGTATCTGTTTCCAATGTACCAACATGAAATTCACCGGCACCTGGAGTGCCAACATTAAAAACACCAGTCGCTTCAATCATGTAAATTAGATTACTTCTAACTCCACCGGCAGCTAATTCGACCCATACCGAACCCTCGCGAATTATAGCCATGGTTTGTTTTTCGGCGTACTGTTCTTCTTCAGCACCAGCGACCGAATTTTCTTTTGCGGTATGTCGAGTAGCAACACCAAGGAAACCAAGGCCAGCCGTTCCAGATCCTAATACAGCATCACCTTCAGCGGTACCGTGTTGAACGCCAAGACCAAATGGAACAATGCCGGTTTCGTTAGTGTAAGACTCTATTCGATACGGACCAAGGTCTGACACCAAACCAACTAAGGCGTTTCGTGTGTTTTTCGTGTAAGTAAGCTGTACACTCATATTCTTTCTCCAATGTGTGTATTGAAAATTATGTTAAATATTCCTTACATTAAGTAGATGATATTACTTGTCGGTTGCTGTTACTTTGTCTCCAACGGAAACGCTTTTATTCTGTGAGCGTTCCATTTTGCGTTTTCGTGCAGCATCAGCAATGTTGCTCACGTCAGTATCTTCAATTTCAATACCGTTATCTTTAAGGCTCGCTGATAATGGGTCTTTACCTTTCTCTTTAGCCTCATCAACCAAGACATCAAAACGTGCCGCAATATACGCGTCATCCTTGTCTTTCATTGAATCGCCAATTTTAGCTATAACGATTTCTTTACGTATTGCTTCACTGCTCTTTCCTTTGCAATCGAATTCACGATCAACCAATTTAACGCTCGTCCATAATGCTGCCATTTCCTCGGCTAAATCGACAATTTCAGCATCAGTCAAATTAGATTCTTCCAAATTTTTTACTTTATCTTCAGAAGCATCCAATTTTCCTTGTGTTGCAGAAACGGAATCTTTCAATTCAATATTATCCGTTTTAAGGGTTGTGTTTTCCGCAATCAACTGTTGTACAACAGGGATTGCAGAATCTTGAATTTCAACATCCACATCATTTATTTTTAAAGTACCCATAGTGATATTCCTCTTAGTAGAATCTAAAATAGTGCATTCGCGCCCGCATCGGGCCTGGTCAACTAAAGCAACATGGTTGCCTCTTATTCCCCGTTGAATGGCCCGCCTGCCATCATCAGAAAAATCTAACTCAGCTATATAGCCAGCTGATAATTCACGTTTGCCATTTTTGATAGCGGTGGCAAGCCCTAAATCTGTAACCAATAAGTTAGCTTTCAATCTACCTTCATCGGTTGGCTCAACATCTGTAATCATACCTTTAGCATATTGATTAAAATTATCAATATTGACAGTTCCACCGCTCGGGTGTTCATCGGTAATTGGTTTCAACATAAAACTGGCGATACTCATAGAGCTTGTCACTTCGTCGCGTGGGCGCTCTAAAGTAATAACTGAATCGTTTATTCCTGGGATAGCGAGGCCAAGCTCGCTTTTCATATAATCTTGAGAACCGCTTCGCGCAATTATTCCTTGTAATGTTAAATACCCCTCTGGCGTTGTATTTAAAGATTTATCGCATATTTGTAGCTTGTCATAAAACACAAATTTCCCAGAATCTTTAACTTTCTTTTGGATTGGCTGAACACCCATGTCAGTATTTGTAACACCATGCATATCGGTATTTATAGTTGTTGTTTTGTTGTTTTCTGTATTTGACATAGATTGATTTTTTGGGTCAGATGATTTTTCTTTAGATGATCCTTTTGGATCTGGATTCATCGGAATATCTGTTGGTGTCATATCATTACCGCCGCTTACGGCATTTATGTAATAATTCATTTCGTTTTCATCCATACCCTCATCGGTCATCTCAACTTCTTTGCATTTGCTTTTCCAATCTTCTGGGGCGTGACCTTGATTGGCTCCAAAAAACCTACATTGTTTTGATGTGTATGGCATGATATTTTCCTGTTCAATTAAATTTAAATGCTTTATTAGCTATCATTTTCATTAATTTCTATTACAGCTGATGCTGTGCATCGGCAATTGTAATCATGGCCAGGGTGACCGGTGGTGACCGGTGGGCTTGACCAATAAAAAACTTTCCTGGCGTTGGCTTTGTGTGTGTCGCGCACCCTATTATCCTTTGATGTTATCCACATATATTTTTTAATCCCTACAGATTGTTGTCTGTAGCGATTTAGGCTATTAAAAAACCGCTGTGTTTGGTCGCGAGAAATTTGGGTTGCTTTGTTGTAACCTATATCAAATGCTTTTAATAATTCTTGACGTAAATCTTCAGTCTTTCCTGTTTGCTCAACAAAAGCGCGATTGATGGTTCTTGTGATTCGACGCTGAGTTGATTCATCTAAATCTTTAATAATTTGAACATTTTCGTTTATCGTTGTTTTCATGATGTCAGTTAAACCCTCATTTTTTATAAGGCTTTTTAAGTCAATACCAATCGTGTTTTTTGTGGCGGCACTAAAAGCCATTGAATGATTACCATTGACTACTCTAACCATGTGTTTAGCGGCTTTTTGCGCATCAAGCCATGCTTTAGCCGCTGCAGTCGCAACAAATATAGGCGCAATATTTTGCGAAACTTGTTTGATCGTTCCGTTTTTATAAAGCCTCATAACAATACGTTTTTGCTCTCTAATAGCATTTTTAATAGCGGACCCATAACGGCGCTCATGCATGCGTGCGAGTCTTGGCGTTGGCATTACACGCTCATTCTTTTTAAGTTTCGCTTTGCGAGTTTTACGCCGCTTAACTTTATCCGTAAGTTGGGTTGTCGCGTTCATCTCGCGCAATCTCCAAAATAGTTGTTAATGAATCGTTTATAAGATTAACGCTTGTTAATAAACTCTGTCGCAAATAGATATCTATGCATTGTTCTATATCCAACGTGATATCGAAGTTCTGTTTTACAGATTTTTGTAACTCAATAGCCCCATCAACAGCGTCGATCATCATTATTCTTGCTCCCCTTTTATTTGGGTTCTATCACCGCCGCTATCACGTTCTTCATCTTTTTTATCGATTTTTCGATCTTTTCTATCAAGCTCGTCCTTACGAGTCTTTACTCCGCCAACAGGGTATCGTTCAGTCCCTTCTTCTGAATTACCATCTTCATCAAACCCACCGTCTTCATCAAAATCATCACCTTCCGGTGGTAACATATCGAGATTGCTAATATAATCAGCATCAATGGCTGAATACGTGTCATCAAGCGCCAATTCAGTAGCAACAACACCTTCTCCAATAACGCCGCGATCAAGATAAGCTGAGTCGCGTTGAGATTTAATCAATTGTAAGTCGGCTTGTTCTTTTTCGTTCATTTGCCATAGTGAATTAAATCTAAACTGCAATTCTCCATCGCTAGGTGGTTTGCCAAAAGTTGACCTATATATAAGTTCATCAATAAGTTCTAATTTTGATCGGAGGATTAATTCTTGCTGCCCTGCAATAAAATCGTAGTAATTGCGTATATCGCTGGTGCCAGTAGAGTTTAATCCGCCAGGTGATTGCCCTAATAAGCGTGTGATAGGGATATCCGCCGCGCCTGCAACGATATTCATATACTCTTGCATTACGTCGCGCAAGCCTGCCAAATTTTGTTGGTGCGTTTCATATTCTTCGTCAGCATCAAGTATAAGCATACGGTTCACAGATTTTTGCAGTTTAGCAACAGCAAATCGTTTTCGAAGAATATCTTCTCCTTCACTAGAGCTTGCCATTTCCATAAATTCAGGAATTTTGACAATGTCAACGCTTGCTTCATAAATAAGATTATTTACATTGTCTTGGGATGAACTGGCGTTTTTAAGTGCATTATATAAGCGTTCTATAATTGACTTACCCCAATAATTATTACGTCGTCGAGCTGCTAACGGTAGAGGGATACCTTCAAACCGAATAATCCGTGAAAAATGAATATAAATAGAACTTGGCGCCATACTGTAGAATTCAGGATAACCATAATTCGTGCTAAAAGGATCTTGGCTATAAATTCTTGGTTTTAAATATTGTGAATCGGATACATGCAACCATCGCAACCCATCCTTTTTAATATTTTCAATATTCAATAGTTCCCATGGTTCATTGCCGTCATCGGCATTTATAACAATACCGGCGCCACCATAAATCCTAGAATACACAAGAGATTCTTTTATTTTATCGCGTATATTAAATTTATCTTCGGCAGTTTTAAATTCCGTTAATTTATTTGGGTCTATACTTCCATCGAATTTACGCCATTCTCGCGTCATATCAAAAGGCGGTACATCACACACTTTTCCTGTTAGCCAATCGCTTGAATAAGCGTTTTCTAATTCACCGTATGTCAGCTCAGTTTCAACAAAACGAGCATAAGTAGACTTATCCATACCAGGTATACCAAGACCTGTTTCTATATTTTGCAATGCATCAAGTATCAATGCTTGTACTTCAACGCCTTTCATTAAGGAATCCCTTGAGGTATAAGCACCCTAGAAATATTAAAATCATATGTTCCAGGTACTTCGTCAGAATTTTGATTAAAGTACCCAACCACACTTAACCGTCGATACTCAATAAAATTATCAGGATTAATCATATCGGTATCAGTCATTTCTATTTTAATCTCAGCAATACCGTCTAACGGCACGGTGAAATAAGTATCAGGACGCACCTCAACGGCAACACCAGATGAGATATCATCAATGCGGTATTTTGCCTGCATTGGTGGCTCTGGATCGTGATTTGTGTTGTAAAAAGCAACTTTTAAAAAACCTGTTGCCCGTTGAGGTAGCGTTCTATTATCCATAATCGTATCTTTTATGTCAGAGTGATACTAAGATCAAGTGTCCAAACCTGGCCGTTTGCTTTAACGCCTTGAGAAGATACTTTACGGTTCATGTTTATACCTGTTGTTCCTGGGTCTCCATTTGCAACTGCAAATTCATTCCATGCATTGTTTGCTGTTGACCCATCAAAAACACCACGAAAGGTTAGTGTTTGCGCCGATAGTTGTGGGTAAGATGCTTCCATTGTGACGTAATCAATAAGAGGCCCGGTCAATGTTGTGTCAGAAGGGCTTTCTGCAGCGGCACTATCGCCAACACCAATTTGGGCGTTCGCATTACTGTAAGCAACACCACCGCCTAAATCAGCCACTAATGTCCAAATCTCAGCGATACCAACATTAAGAAGAATGTTGTCAGGAATTTGAATAACATCGTAAGGGTTAAAGTTACGATTACCATCCAAGTGAAGACGCGCTGCCATTAATGCGTCAACATTGTTTTGTGCGATAAATTTACGAATTATCCAGCTTGAATTATGTTTTGCGTATTCATTATGTTCCATCGGTGTGGTCCTCTGAGGTGTTTAAGTTAAAAAGAATGCGTCTTAATCTCATGTCAAATAAAACATTGACTAGTTTTTGCTTATCGTCGTAAACAAATTTTATATCTGCGTCTGATGCGTAATCGTATAAAATAGTTTCAGTGGATATTCCGACAGATTCTATACTTGTTCCAACATCAAGAACACTTCCTTTAACCTGAGTTATATTCACGTCACTTAGACCAGTAGCGTTGTCATGGCCATTTACAACCAAAGTTCCAACAACCGCCGTCTGTTCAACAGATGAATATGTATCATCTATTACAAATAAAACATTTTCTTCTGAAGTGGATTCTATAGATGTTGATATATCTAACACAATTGAGTCAGTATAAATTAGTGTATTTTCCGTGATTGTTGCTGAATCAAAGACTGAGTGTGCCTCAATAACAAAATCATCAAGCGATTCCGAGGAAAATAAGTTTTCATTTACAGCTAGGCTGGCTATAACATTAAGTTCATGTATAGTTAGTCCAGAATCATTAGTAGGGACTATGGTTGATGTGATTGGTAAATCAAATGATCCTGTGGCGTTATCTTGTTGTGATAAAAAATTATTAATTAAATTATAATCAACACCATTTAGTTGATCTGTTACGCTTGTCGATTGAGTTATCAATAAACTTTCTATAACAGAAGCGCTATCTGTTTCTTTAAATGGATCAATATTTACTGACAGACTTGTTGTTTCAGCTCCACTTTCAGTATGACCTAACAAGTTATAAATTATAGTAAATTCATTACTCAATAATGAATCAGAAGCACTAGCACCTTCGGTGTCGATAAATAAAGATTCATTACTACCAACAATCGTTGAAACGAAAGCGTTGGCAGTAAAATTAGAAAGTTCTTCAGAAACATTAGTAAGTTGATCGCTAATAACTAACAGTTGAAGTGGAAAAAGAAGTTCATCATTAGATGATAAACTCTCTGATGAGCTTACGCTTGCGTTGATGGGTGATAAAAATGATTGTCCAGATGCTACATCAAGAATTTCTATAGGAGAAACGCTATTGATTATTTCATCAGATAATAATGCTGTTTCGCTAATAGCAACGAATTTTAAACCGTCCTTATCGATAAAAGTAGTTGAATATCCAATAGCAGAATCATTCGCTGCTAACGTTGCTTGAATCAAAGCGACATCTAAAGCGCTTTGATTATTATCAGTAACAAAATGGAGTCTATCTGATACATCACCAACATCATCAGATGTTATTGGATCATCACTTAATCCTAATGACACGCTGGCAAAAATTGGTTCTGAAGATGTTCGTAAGTCAATAACACCGCATGATGATGTAATTAAAACGCTTTCACTAGATGTTCCTGAGTCACTTGCAGTGCATATTTTAAATGGTACGTTTTCATCATCAACAGCCGCATCAATTGAGTCTGCAACAGACAAATCAACCTGACTAAATGGTAATTCAACGACAGTATCAGTGGATTCCTGTATAGGGGTATATGCAATACTTGAATAATCTTCAGATATAGTGCCGGTATCTAATGGGGTTATAAGCCCGTTAACAGATGGTGTTTCATCAGATCCAGAAACGGTATCGGAAGTAAATGCACTCATTTTAGGATGAATAATTTCTGTATTACCCGCAAACTGTAGAACATTTGCTTCAACAGTTAATGATGAAACAAATTGAATTCCGACACCTACTTCATTAATGGATATAAGTACTTGTACTGATGTTTGGTCATCACTGGTAGGTGAATCATCAAGTAAAGCGGGTGAGTTGAAACCAAAGATTTCTGATGTTGCCGTACCGGAATCAGATTGTGACGCATCAACATCAATCGTTAAGCCTGTTACATCTCCACTAATAGATTCATTTACAAGTATTTCTGTTGCTTGAGGTTTTTTCCACTCTATTATAGTGACATCTTTTCTTGAAAAAATTGTTGCTTGTGTATCGTTTTGTTCTCGCGCTCCGCCAAATCCATAGGTTTGATTTTGCCCTTGACCAGATACGGAAGACCCTAAAAGCGTGAATGGTAATATATCGTTAGCACTCCTAAAGGTAGTTCCACAAAATTCTTGAGCATTCTTGTTTCTAGTCGTGTCGTACAATCTGTACACAGATTGATCTGACACAGAACTAGTTTCAACAATTGCGTTAGCAATTACTAAATGAGAAGAATTTTCTTCAGATACATGGCTGGTTGGTGTAATTATAGCTTGATAAGTAGGGTAATTAGTTGATGGTACGCTTGTTCCAAGTGCGGTGTTGGTCGTGAATTTAACAAAGGAACTTGCTTTTAATGCAAGAATTTTTGTTCGTCTAAACCCTGATGTTGCTGATAATGCATAAACATAAAGATCTATATCAACGCTTGCGCCACCTATAAAATTATGAACTCTAGAGTAAGACCAAGGCCAATATTCATCAGCATTATCAAGTGTGAACATTGTTTCAATTTTTTGTCCAACCCCATTTATTCTAAGCTGAATAAAAACGTCACTTGAAGCATTATTGGTATCAAATTCTGTGGACGCAAAAATAATATAGTCATCAGTACTGTCTGGTGTGAACGTCAAAGTTGTGACGACTGTGTATATACCAGACGGTATTGTGAATTCATCTGTATCGCTATTATGTTGCCTGAAATGGTAATCAGAATTTTCTACCCAATCATCCAGAGGTGCAGCAACAAGACTACCATTTAAATTATTAAACCATTGATCTTCATCATTATAAGCCTTAACCGCAAGATCATCGGTGCCGTTTGCATCAAGGATATAAAATCCAGCAACCGTTCCACCAATAACACCTGGCGTAGTAACTGAACCACCGGCAATTAACCCATCGTGTTTTGCGATGCTAGTTGAACCATAATCTAACTGTGTATGGTTCGCGACTTCGCACCCTTGGCACCAGCTATATAAAACAAGAAATCTTTCGTTATTCGGTAGTTCGTCACTTTTTATCACTAATGGCGATTTTAACGCGGTCCTCGCAAAGACCGACCATATATTACTAAAAATTAATGCCTTTGGTATTACTGGATCAACAATAGTGTTCCGTTTTCGAACTCCAAAAGAGGCTTGTTGAGCGTAAAAATCAAAATCAATAAGACCTGATTCAGAAACACTAAGCGTTATACAATCGCCGTCGTCAACATCAGAATCCACTATTTGAAAGCAGTACTCAAACTCTACGTTACCATCTGCGCCAATATCAAGTGAAGCACTACCAGCAACGCCGTCATTATTATCCATACCGTTATTAACGGATACATAATCACCTGTAGTAATTTGCTGGGTTGTGTTGTCTCCATCGGTGTAATGAACTGAAGTCGCTAATATGACATCATTGGAAACTGCGGTAACATCAGCCCATGGCACATCATTTTTTCGTACTTGAAGTTTTGCGGTGAAAGCCTTTTTTGTTCCACCATAGTTATGTATACCAAAACGTAAACGATAATTAGTATCGGTATCTAAAGCTGTTCCTTCGTTTACAAGCTCGCGCCACGTAGCCCCTGTTTCATTGCCGTCGTCTTCTCTCCATCGAGTTTGGTCTAATTGAATATATGCTTGACCACCCATTATACGTTTACTCCGTGGTGTTTTCTGTTGCGTGGAGTTTCATCTTTTCTAATGGTGGTTTTTTTTGGAAAAGCAGGATCACTCACTGCTTTCTGCATAATTCTTTGGAATTCTATTATTGGGATAGTTCTGGCTTTTACGATTGCATTGATATCTTTAAAATCTGACAAAAGATGATCAACCAAATTAACTTCACCTTCAACACCAACCCAACCAGTGCTTTTTTTATGTAAGCAGTAATCCCAACCATGCAACATAAAGCTGCCAGCATCTTTTCCGTTGAGATACATATAATTGAATTGCTCGTTCAGCATAATGCATTGACAATTAGTTGTTGGGGCTTCCGATGGTTCTCCTTGACTGCTATCAAAAGTAGTACCATCACCATAAAATATTTTCCAACTAATCATCTTGCAAATACCCTATGCTGTTCACTAAACCGGACTCGACCTTGGCGATCAGTAAATTGCTCAACGTAATTCTTAAATTTTAAATACTGAATGCTGTCTGAATATTGTGGTGTTGTGTATCTATCAGGCGCTCTCATTCCATAATGTTTAAGATAGATAAGCGGAGAATCAGAGTTTATAGTGCCGTTGGCACTTTTTAATGTGCTATCTTCCGCCCCATGTGTATCTGCATATAAAAAATCAATTTTGAACCCTAACGAATCAATAGAAGCTGTTTTAATAGATCCATTACCTGTATCTTTAACAAACATTTCCTCTGTTCTTCCGATCTTCTCATCCTGTAAATCCCAAGAAATATTTGCGTTAGCAAAGGAAAAATCAACTATAAACTCAGGATGAGTTTTAACGTTAACCCATCCTTTATCTATGACATTTTGATCTAACGCTTCTTTTAATATTGGTATAGGCTCGTACACCTCAACAGAGGAATACTTGTCAACAAGCGGCTCTATCACATACCCAACACCTGGACCACACACAACCGCGCGATTAGTTGATGGTAGTGGGACGACAGAATGTGTTAACGCTTCAGTCAGCCAATCTTGAGTATATATTGGAGAATCACCATTATAATATTGCATATAATTATCGTTATCAGGAATCCACCAACCGTTAATAAGTTTCATATAAAAAGACTCGTTAGAAATTTCATAAAAATTCCTTGTGAGGCGACTTTAATAAATAAACAAATATCAAAGCCACCTATATAATAGCGGTAATAAATAATATTGAAATACTTAAAACTGGTAAACACCTTTAATTACATAATGCTCCATATCCAAATCAATATTATTTAATGGAATAATTGTTGCTTTATGGTCCCTTCTCATGTAATTAATCTCAAGCGCCCAGTTTGGTGTGAACCAAACAGATACCCCTGTGCTGTACGTTAACCCGATATCGGTAGCGTTATTTGATAACCCTGTCGCCCCTTCCTCTGCAGTAAATTTAGTTATAGAATATCCAAGACGTGCGTGAGCTTTAAATGTTGTCGGCCCGGCGGTGGCTACCTGCCAGGCACCATGCAAGAGAAAAGCGGCAGATTTACTGGATAGACTAAAATCTAATGGACCGACATTTTTATTGGTTTCTCCGTTATCAGATAACGCAACCTCAAAACTTAACCAGGGGACAGGTAATTGACGGCCAACCGCTATTTCATAACCGCTCGTTGTGCTGTCAAATAAAAGATTTTCAGGAAAAGGGACATTATAATTCGTAGTTTGTAATCCTATAGACACATAATCATTGGCATTTGCAGATACGGTTAAAAACAAACTGAACGTTATCGCTAGTAATAACTTTATGGTATTCATACTCTATCTCCTATACGTGTTAAAAGTGTTTTTGTGTTTATAAATACTTTAAATTACTTCCCAATCATCCCCAAAAATATCAAGTTGAGAAGCGAGCCACCCAACAAGATATTTCCCTTCCTGCGTAAACATTGCGAGACATGGCTCACAACCTTCAAGCTCCATCATATACACATATGCATCCTTGCCGTTCCACCCTTTCCGACGGCAATACAATCCATCTTTTAAATTTTGTAAGGCCTCAGAAAAATCCATAATTTATGACACGCATTCATTTACCCAATCAATAAAATCATCAGCACCACCAGCGATATTAATACTTATAATCTCAGGCATATCATATTCGTGTAATTCTTGAATTAAATTTTCAACAGGGGCTTCCATGTCTTGTGTTGTTTTGATAAATAACATGGATTCTGTTTCTTCCTGTATCTCACCTTGCCAATTAAAAATTGAGGTGCTTCCTGGTAATACGTTAACGCATGCTGCCAATGATTTAACTATCAACGCACGCGCTATATTTAAAGCGTTTTCTTTATCAGGGCAACCTGAAATAATTAAAATTGGGTCCATTACGCAACAGCCTTTTTGTAGTCTATAACAGTTTTTGAGATTAACCAGTCATGGCAAACTCTATAACCTAATGCGTCTAACGGATGATCTAAGTCTAATGTTTTATCAGGCACGCCATTTCTGTCGTATGCTTGCTGTTCTATACATTCAAGAGTTTCTGGCGCCGTGTCTTTATTGATTGTTAAAAACCCTTTTTCGAATAAAACGTTAACCGATTGGACACGCTCTTTTACAAGTGGATTACTTTTGAGCGCTTTAACTTTAAAGCCTGCTAGTTTCAACAATTTTAAATCAGTTTTGGTCACGCCGGTTGTGTTTCTGTGGCTTGAGCTGGCATCTGGGTAGATCGTTAATCTATGCCCATCAAGGCGGTCATTAATTGCGTTTATTAATGATGGTGTGTCGGCATATCCGATCATCTCACCAATTATTTCAAGTTTTTTTCCGTCAAAAGGCGCGAATATAACCGCGCTCATTTTTCCAACGTTTAAATCAAGACCAATATCAAGAGGTTCGCCTGGTTTAATCGTCCTATTATTAAAATTTACATCACGATCAAAAAATGGGTAAACAGCACCAGACACCATGTTGACGAAATCACCTAAAATGTAAGCTGAAACCAATTGTTTTGGATATTGAGCTAGTCTTGATTCAACAAATCCAGGCGGTAAGTGTGGGTTAGAATAAGTGCTCATTTGAATTATTCGTGAATCTTCAAGTGGCGCTTTTTTAAACAGTTCGTAAGTTCCTTTAAATCCTTCAGGCGTGGTGGTTACCATTTTTGAATTCTTGCTTCCATCAGGAAAAATAGTACGGCAACGTGCCGAAACCTTTTCCATGACAGTGATTGCTTTTGCTTTTGGCAATGTATCAAACTCATCCATTACTGCAGAACCGACTTCATACCCAATGATTGAATCTGGGTTATCCATACTGCGACATATAAATTTTCCATACCCTTGGATATAAATATTGTGTTCTGACTTATTGATTTTGAAGCGTATTCTTAGGTCAGCAAGAATCTCTGAAATTCTTGGGTAAAAAATATCTCTAATGAGCGGGTATGATGATGCGTAGTACGCTAAATCGACTGTGGGATACTTGAGCTTAAGCGACATTAATTTGGCGCAAGCGGCATTTGTTTTGCCACTGCCAACGCCAGCCACTAACGCCAGGTATTCGTTATTAGCAACAAAAAAATCAGATTGTGGTTCGGTGAGGTCTATCTGCATTTAGCCGCTTGTCCTGAATAGGTTTAAGCGGCGTGGGAAACGGCCTGAAATCGCGTGTTAGCGACTTGCTTTTCAATAAGGTAGCACAGGAATGTATATAAATCAAACGCCTATAGCATTAATTCGTATAAGCTATTGATTTTAATATTTATCTTAAGGGAAGGTTCCCAAATGAGACAACAATGAGATAATAAATGTGGAGTTTGATATCTCATTCGGGATTCGTACAGATAACCATCTTCTCGCGTATTACGGTATAAATAAAGATACATGAATGTTGATGTGTATGCAATTATTTTTATGCTTAGTTAAATAAAATGAATTACTTATCACTGTTTCGTATAAGTAAATCATATAATTAGTTTTTCCAATCCCCTTTGTAAATCTCAGGCAAATACCCTCTTAAAGTTAACCGGCGAAGTGCTGAAACAAGCATTTGATTTTCGCAATGTTTATCTCCGGCAAATGGTTTTTTGCTATACCAAGATGTGTTGCCGTCAATACCGGCAATTTTTTGAATGGTCTTTGGTGTTGCCCACAATAACCCCCATCCTTCCGGCAAGTCTTCAGGAAGTATTATTTTCGGTGGGCAAAGGTAAAACCTCCAATCCCCCATACCAAGATTAGGATCGGCCCTGAATGTCTTGGTTTTATCTTTTAAAAAATCGGCACGAGAGGACTTGCATTCAATAAGAATTGAAACATTATCGCGCCAGCCTATAACGTCTGGTTGTTCATTGTTGGACGTGTAGATCCGGCATTCATCCCGAATCGTGATTTTACAATGTTGCTTTTTTAACCAAGTTTCACCGCGTTTTATTAGTTCATTGTGATTCATAGTATCTCAATTATTCTTTAAAAAAATCAATATTCATTGGCCCAGGTTCTTGGTCGGTAATTTGGTTAACAATAGTTACAGCGCTTTTAATTTCATGGAAAGATTCTTTTACCGTAATTTCTGTGCCTGGAATATTTTCTAAGTTGATTATGGCTCTTTCTGTTTTTTTTCCACCCTCTGAGCCGGAAAGTTGAAAAACCTGCACAGCGCTTACATTAACCATTATAAGACTATCATCGTATAATCGCGTCAGTATAATTTTGTTTCCTAAGATTTCAATCATATCGAACACTCCTTATTATTCAGCCTGATTAGTTACTTTCGCAGTTTCCATATTAACCGGTACCCACCGAGATCCGCGCTTCCACTTTGCCCATTCACCATGGTAGTACCTCTCATCACGTAAATTTCGATAGTGAGGGCGTAATAACCCGGTTGGTTTAAAATGCCGTATGGTGTGTAACATTGCTTTTGGTTCGCTTTTAGTGATCCCTTGCATTTTAATATCGTGTATTGATTTCACTGCGTTTTCGTGAGCGCTGATATACACCAAAAAAGCCACCACAAAACGCAAAATTTCGAATTGTGTTTTTTTCTCAGTTTCGGTTAACTCGGAACAAAACAGTGATTTAGATGTACCCAATAATTCCGTATATTCTTCAATAGTTTTTGAAGCCAAAATATGCGTTAAGCCGTCAACATCGCAATTTAAAATAATATGCCCGCCGCCAGTTGGGTCTTTATAACAAATAGAGATTTGTTGATCTGTATCAGAGATACGCTTAAACGTTAACCTCGTCCCATGATCATCATTAAAATTCTTTGCTAAGGTTTGGCAAAATTTGTGGGTTAGATAGCCAACAAAGAGGCCTTGTATGCATTGTCCGTTAAATCGGGTGGCTTTAGGTATGGTGATAGAAAATAAGTCTCTGTATGGGTTTAAGGCGCTTACCTGCCCTTCAAAATTCGAATCCAGTAATTGGGTGATTAGATTTACTGATTCAGGAATAAGGCAAACGGGATTTTTAAGCCAGGTGTTTTCCATAATAACAATAGGCGTTGATAAATCATCGAGCGCAATATTCTTAACCAAAAATTGAAACCATAACGATTGCCATGGCGTGTTGGTTAGAGTGACGCCCATTCGCTTCGCGGTCTTTTTAATTCGTGCTCGTATATTGTAACTAATAGGTTGATATAAATAGAATTTCATTCTTGTATGCTCCATAGTTTACATTTTTTATTGTAAAGCCTATACATTATATGCTATTGTATAGGTATATACATTAAATGTAAAGGAGAACCAAATGATTGTGCTACTGCCAATTATCGGTGATGAAATCATTATCACTCAAAAAGAAAAACCAACTAACGAACAATTAATAAAATGGATATCATGCGGTGATACAGAGATAGTAAATGTTTTGTATAAAGGGAAAAGGCAACAATTAATTGTTGATGAAGTTGGCGCCATTAATAAAAAACCAATTAATATTTTAGCAACGCCTATTTATCATAACGCTGCCACTTTAAGTGGGCAAGATATGTCTAACGCTCCATGTATTCACGGTGTTGCAGTGTTGTTAACCGATGAACATAACTTAGATTAATAAAGGAAAGGTATGAAGACAAAATATTTAAGCGATGGCCGAAAAGTTGCGGTTATTGGCGAGTTAAACCAAAAAGAAAAAATTGTTCAGGAAATTTTTGTCACTGAAGATGGTGATGAACTTCCGGGTGGTGAAAGATTTGTATCAAAATCACTGCATGACGATCCAGTTAAATCGTACAAAGCAAAAGAAGAAGAAAAGCGCGAAAAAAGAATTAGTTTGTTAGCAAGTAAAGAAAAAGAATATAACAATACTATTGATGACATAAAAGCAAAATTGAATGCTTATAAAGAGATTTTAAAGAACGTTGAAAAGTTTATTGATGTCGTTCCAGAAAGTGAGCTTGATACGTTTACTGGATTTTTGACAGGCTCTATTAAATACATTGTTGTTCATGGTTATAGAATAACAGCGCCTCAAGAATTTATTGATAACATCATAAGTTGGGATACTTGGAGAAAGCGACGTTATGATGGTATTAAATTAATATCTGTGTTTGGAAAGTCTAAAGGTGATATGGAATATCGTATACATCAATATAGCGATAATTCCGGCGGTCATGAAGCAGTAAGTCTTTTTAACACTTACGATGAAGCAGTTGATTTCGTTCGGTCATTGGCTGTTGTAAAAAATATAGATGGAAAGTTATCCGAAACAGAATATAACATGTGTTTAAATATCGGGATTAACTTTAGTGAGTCTGACGAAAAACGATATAAAAAAGTACGCAAAAAAGAACTTAATTTACAAATTGAAAAATTAAAAAACGAAGTTGATGAAAAAAATTCCAGATTAAGCACGCTAATAGATTCAATGAAAGAGGTATAGAAATGACTTATAAAGCACAATTAATAGATTGGAAAAAACGTCGCAGGGATATTGTTAGGTTGTATAAGAAAGGAAAGAGTTATACCGAGATTGGTAATATATACAACATTACTCGCGCACGCGCACGCGCTCTTATAATAAAAGAGTTGGGCGAAGACAATATGCAAAAACGTGCGCCTGGCGTAAAACCGAAAAATAATGGGGTTGTAAAATGACGGCAACGATTAAAGTAACGGAAAAACAAATAACCGACTTATATCGAGCCGTTAATGAAATGCTAGCAGTGTTAGGCGCAAACGGTGATATAACCACAAGACATAATGAAACACAAAACGTTATGGAAGCGCTAGCCATTATAGATGGTGGTGAGTATAACGAAAAAGCAAACTTACAGGTGGGTTATATGGAAAACTATAATGAGTTTTGTAAAAACAAAAAATGCCCGGAATATATTGAATGGTCTATAGGGTATGGCTCTTTTTTCTCTTGTAAAAAAATCGGTGAATCGGAAAACATAGAATGCTATCCAAGTGATTGTCTTTTTATTACTGAGATAAGATCAATAACATTAACTGGTGAATATAAAGATTAACGGTTCATTAAATATGAATATTTTATGTTGGTGGTTTGGTTGTACGCCAGGAAAATTAAAGTATATAAGTAATAACGATTATATTAGGTATTGCAAAAAATGTGGTAATGAAAGTGATTATCATGACTTAATTGGCGAATCAAAACATCGGATATTTATGAAGTTTGTTATTTTTTGGGGTTATAGAAAGTGGTTTCCTGAAAAATGCGAATATTGTGGTAAGCGATACGGTGATCATAAAAAATGCTTACCTTTTTAAAAAGGATAGTCAGCAGTGAGTGAAAATAAGTTTATAGAGTGTCCTGGTTGTAAAAAACAAATAGCAGGTCTATTGATAAAAAATTTAGATACATGCATGGTACGCTACGCAGTTGGATTCATTTTCTAGAACAGCGTTGCGACGATCACGCACAAAAAGAAATAAGAGTTATTGCAAACGAAATAAAAGCGCAGTTATCTAACGTTTGTCCTTGGACTATGGCAGCGT